AATTACACAGGAAATGCCGCGCCTATCGGGCGCCCCCTGACCCAGATCCCAACCCAACAACCCTTTCCCGATGAACGCGATCGAAAAGGCCGTAAGGAGGATGACCGCCACGGTTCAGCGGGCCGCGGCCGTGCGCGTCCAGTACGTCCGCGGCCCGCAGACGATCCCCGCCGCGGCCGTCATCGCCGACGTGGAGATCGAGGTGACCGGGCCGTTCGGCTGGCCGGTCACGAGCCGGGCAACGGACTTCCTGGTCGAGACGCAGCGGCTCGTGATGGACGGGAAGCCGATCGAGCCGGAGCCGGGCGACCGGGTCCGCGTCGACCGCAAGGGGCGGTGGGACACCTACGAGGTGACGACGTTCGGCGACCAGGGGCACTGCGAGCCGGCCGATCCCTACGGCGTTTCCTGGCGCATCCACACGAAACTGGTCGCGACCGGGTGAGCCAATGACCCCACAACCGAAACCACGAAATGGCGTCCGCCGGGCCGTGGCGATCGCCGGCGCCGGCGCGGCGGTGCTGGCGGCGATCGTGGCGATGGCCGGCGCGGTCTGGAGCGCGTCGGCGGACCGGGCGGCCACGGCTGCCCAGGCGACGGCGAACCGGGCGGCGATCGTCGACCAGGAGCTGCGGCTGCGCGCGGTGGAAAGACAGCTCGGCCAGGTCGCCGCCGACGTGCGGTGGATCCGCGCGACGATGGAACAGGGGAAGCGGCCATGAGTTCGCTGATCATCAAATTGTGCAAGGCGGTGCGCGACCATTTGGACGGCGCCAACTACTCGATCGCTTTCACGCCGCGGCGGGGCTACGACGTGAACGTGAAGCTCCCCGACCTGGAGGCCGCCAAGGAGCCCGACGTGCTGGTGATGCCGGCCGAGCTGGACCGCGCCTTGGATGCCGACGCGGCAACCCGCGAAGGCCCCGCCGACGAGTACCAGGTCGACGTCGGGGTGAGGCGGAAGCTCAAGACGAAGACCAACGAGGAGATCGACCCCCTGGTGGACCTGATGGAGGAGATCCAGCGCAACCTGCTCGGGGAGCGGGCGGTCGGCTACCAAGAGGCGGTGTGCGTCGAGGCCCGGATCGCCCCGGTCTTCTCGCCGGAGCACCTCGACAACCAAGGGATATTTTTCAGCGTCCTCCACTTGCGTTTCATCGCAATCCCATGATCGGCTACCGCGCCACGACCGAGTTCGATCCGCAGACGGTCTTGCGACCGGAGGCCCGGGCCGCGCGCAAGTGGCTGGGCTGGGTCGGGGCCCTGGTCCGCAAGATCGCCCGCCAGTCCATCCATCCGGCCGAGGGCCCGTCACCGGCCGGCACTCCGCCCCACACGCACAAGCGAATCCTACCCAACGCGATCCTTTACGCAGTGGAAATGCCCTACCGCCGCGCGGTCATGGGACCGGCGGCCAGCAAGGCGGGCACAGTCGGCGGCGCGCACGAGCACGGCGGCCGGTACAAGGACGAGGAGTTCGCGCCGCGGCCGTTCATGGGGCCGGCGTTGGAGCAGGTCGAACCCAAAATGAGCCCGATGTGGGCTGACTCGATCAAATGAGGAGAACACGCGATGGCGCTTTACACCGTCCGAATTGGCCTCGATTGCAAGTTCTACCGCGGGCCCGCTGGTGCCCTCGCGAGCTTGGAGGTCAAGAACGTCAAGGAGCTGACGCTGGTCCTGGAGCTGACCGAAGAGGAGGCGACCACCCGGGAGGCGGAGGGCTGGGAAATGACCGAGCCCATCCTCTTCCGCTCCAGCCTGGAATGGACCATGAACTGGAAGCCGTCCGACACCAACTTCGCGGCGTTCAAGACGGCGTTCTTCGCCAAGGCGGCCATCGCCCTGGCTGCGCTGGACGGTCCCGGCGGCGAGGGCCTGGACGCCGACTACAAGATGTTCCGCTTCACGCGGGCCGAGCCCAAGGGAATCGTCACGGTGAGCTGCCTCGCCAAGCCTGTCTTCGTCAGCCGCGCCCCGAAGTGGAAGAGCTGACCGCCAGGCAGCCGCTAACGACCATCCCACTCCACACAACAAGGAACGAATCATGGCAACTGACTTGACGGCACTCGACCTGGCCGTGGCCGTATCGGTGGCTGGCTCGACCCAGAAGGGCCTCGATCTCTCGACGCCCCAGGACAATCTCAACCTGTCGAAGGCGCTTGCCTTCGCCTTTGGCACCGGCGCGGGCAAGGGCAACCAGGCATGGCACGATCGCCGCCTGCTGGCCGCGTCGGCGGCCGAAGGCGCGCTGATGGACCTCGCCGGCGTTCTCAAGAACGCCTACGGCGAAACCGTGAATTTCGCCAACGTGAAAGCGCTGATCGTTTTCAACCGCTCCGATGAGACGTTCACGACGCCGGTCCACGCGCCCACCGATGCCGAAATCTCCGTCGGCGGCGCTGCGGCTACGGAGTGGCTGGGCCCGTTCAAGGCGGCGCTGGACGCGATCAAGATCCCGGCCGGCGGCGTCTTCGTGATCGCCGGCAACTGGGCGACCGGCTGGCCAGTTGTCGGGGGCACATCGGACCTCCTGGAGATCACCAACGAGGACGGCGCCGACGAGGCGTGCTACGAGATCATCCTGATCGGCGAGTCCGGCTAAGCAGCTCGGCGTAGGAACCGGCCCGCGAATGGTGCGAATGGCGCGAATTTAATTCGCGTTATTCGCGCGGATTCGCGGACCCCCGTTTGGAGCTTCCATGAAAACGTTCAAGGACCGCAAGGGCCGGGAGTGGATGATCGACGTGAATCTGACGTCGATCGCGCGGGTGCATGACCTCTGCGGCGTCAAGCTGACGGACCTGGCCGACGTCAAGTCGCCGACCGATTCCCTCGTCTTCCGGTTGCTGGATGACCCGCTGCTCCAGTTCAACGTGCTCCATGCCTTGCTGATGCCCCAGATGGAGGCGAAGGGAATCGAGCCGGAGGACTTCGGCGCGGCGATGGCCGGCGACCCCATCGACGACGCAACGACGGCGGTCCTGGGGGCCGTCGTCGATTTTTTCCCGAACCAGCGGGACCGGACGCGGATGCAGAAGGGCCTGGCGATGGTCAACCACTGGATGGAGACGGCGAGGACGGCGTTGGAATCGCCGGCGATCCAAGCGAGGATCGAGCGGCAGTTGAAGAACGCCCTGTCGACCCTTACGAGTTCGGACTCGAACTCTGCGGAATCCTCCAGATCGCCCCCGACGGGCGAACCCTCCGCGAGCTGATCCCGATGGCGGAGGCCAAGGAACGCTCGGAGTGGGCCCGGGCCGCGGCAATCGTCTGCGAGATCCACAACTGCCACTGCACCGATACGATCGGGCCGGGCGACGTGCATCCGATCCTCGACGATGGACCGCGCGAGCCTGACGCGAAAATGACCATGCACGAGCTGGGCGAAGCACTCCACCAGCAATTCCCCGGCGGACTCGAGTCGGAGGCGTAAAGGATGGCAAGCGGAAGCGACATCCGGGCCGGCGGCGCCTTCGTCGAGGCCTACCTGAAGGACGACAAGCTCTACCAGGGGCTGGAGCGCAGCCAGCGCCGCCTCCAGGCGTGGGGCCGAAGCGCCACGGATATGGGCAAAAGGCTGCTTGCCGTGACCGCGGTCGCTGCCGCGCCGCTGGCCTGGTCTATCAAGCAGGCCAGCGCCATGGAAGAGACGATGAACAAGTTCAACGTCGTCTTCGGCGGCAACGCGGCCGTGGTCAAGGGCTGGAGCGACGACTTCGGCGCCAGCATGGGGCGGTCCAAGGAGCAGGTCGCCAGTTTCATGGCTGGCTCGCAAGACCTGTTCGTGCCCTTGGGATTTGCGGCCGACGCCGCCACCGATATGAGCAAGCAGGTGACGCAGCTTGCGGTGGACCTGGCCAGCTTCAACAACAAGGCTGACGCGGACGTCCTGCGCGACCTGCACGCGGCCCTCACCGGCAGCGGCGAGGTGATGAAGAAGTACGGCGTGATCGTCTCCGAGGCGGCGGTGAAGCAGGAGCTTTTGAATCAGGGGATGGACCCCAAGGTGGCCACCGACCAGGAGAAGGTGCAGGCCCGGCTGAACATCATTCTGGCCGGCACGACGGCCGCCCAGGGGGACGCGGCGCGGTCGGCCGGCAGCTTTGCGAACCAGATGAAGGCCCTCTACGCGAACGTGAGCGACGCCGCCGTGGAAATCGGCAATGTCCTTCTGCCGGCCGTGACCGCCATCGTGACGGACCTGGCCGGGACCGCCAAGACGGTGGCCCAGTGGGCGAGGGAGAACAAGGAACTGATCGTAACGCTCGGCAAGATCCTAGCGCTCCTGGCCGCCTTGGCGGTGGGCCTGATCGCCTTGGGCGGCGTGGCCAAGGGGATCGCGGCAGTGACCGCGGCAGCCAAAGGTCTTTATGCGGCTTTCGTGCTCCTGACGGCGCACCCGCTCGTCTTGACCTTCACGCTGGCGGCTGGGGCCGTGATCGCTTTGGGCATGGCCTTTTCGACGGCAGCAAAATCGACGCGGGAATACCTCGACGAAACCGACGCGCTGATCGTAAAGCAGGATGCCAGGCGGGCGGAAATGGACAAGCAGTTCGGCCGGCTGGAACAGCTCGCGGAGAAGGAACGCCTGAACAACCAGGAAATGTCGGAGGCAGAGCGCATCATCCAATCGCTGGAAGGGCGCTATGGTAGCTTGGGCGTCGTGCTGGATGAGACAACGGGTCGGATTCAGGGCGTAACGGAAGCCTGGGGACTGGCCCGCGCCGCGCAGGATCGCATCGAGATTCGACAAATCACCCAGCAGATGGACGATCTGGGCCAAAAGGCCATCAAAGTCGGCGAGAAGATCCGCTGGGGGTTCAGTTTCACCCCGAAGGGCTTGGCAGCCAGCATGGCCGGCGGAATGGCGGCGAAGCAGAAGGAGCTGCACGATCTGACGGAACAGCGTGCCGCGCTGGAGCTCCGAAGAAGGGCCTTGCAGGAAGGTTTGCCTGTACCCGCCTGGAAAGGGGCGCCCGGCGCGGGCCCGGCGCCCGGTGCAGCGGGGACTCCCGGTGCAGGCAAGGACGATCCGGAAAAGCGGTTGAAAGATTCGCTGCGTTTCTCCGCGGAGCTGTTTCATCGCCAGCAAGCAATCCGCCTGGGGATGATCGAGGACGAGCACAAGCGCGAGATCGAGTTGATCAACGACAAGTACGATCACGAGATCAAGATGGCGAAGCTCGCCGGGAACACCATCGCCGGCATCGAGCAGACGCGGCAGTTGGAATTGACCGCTGCCCGCCAGCGCCAGGCCGAGGCGGTGGCCGATCGCGAGGCGGCCTTGCGGGACGAGATTGCGCGGGCGGAGATCGAGGGCAGCGGAATGTCGGCGGCGAAGAAGCGGCAGGCCCTGCTCAGCCTCGACCGCCGCCGAGAGCTGGCCGAGGCTGATAGGCTCGGCGTCGACCCCGAGCTGGTCATGCGCAAATACGACCTGCTGCGGATGGGCGCGGAGCGTCAGCAGGGCCTCGCCCAGGCCAAGGCGAGCGTGACGGGCGGCTTCTCCGCCTACGGCGTAGCCCGGGGTGTCGGCGGCTACGACATCCAGACCCGGATCGCTCGATCCAGCGAGCGGACGGCGGACGGCGTCCAGCAGCTCTTGACGGAGGCGAAGAACTCTCAACTGGTGTTCAAGTAGTGATGCGATGGCCATAACGGTCAAACAGAAATGGCGGAGCCCGAGCTTTCAAGAGGGGGAGAATCCGTCGATCGACACGCTTTGGATCGTCCGCGGAACGGACATCCACTCCCTCGCCCGCATCGCGCTGGCCAGCGGCACGCCGGCGGTGCTGGACGGCCTGGTCAGGCAGAATTACGGGGCGACGCCGCTCGGCTTCGACTCTTGGAACGGGGCCGTCCGCTACGGGAAGCGGAAGAAAAAGGAGCCGGGCGACTCGTCGTACAGCTTCGACACCCGGGGCGCGACCCAGCACATCGTCCAGTCGTTGGAGACGATCGGCAACTACGCTCCGGGCTTCGAGACGGCCCCAAACTTCCACGGCGCCATCAATGTCACGCTCGACGCCGTGGAGGGCATGGACATCGTCCTCCCCAAGTTCGCGTTCCACGAGACGCACTTTTTCACGCAGCCCCAGATCAGCGATGCGTACAAGATGATCCTGTACGGCCTGACCGGGAAGGTGAACAACGCGAGCTGGCGGATGTTCGCCAAGGGGGAAGTGCTGTTTCTGGGAGCGTCCGGCTCGCTGCGGGGCGACGCGCCGGACGACCTGTGGGAAATCGGCTTTTACTTCGACGCCGAGGCGAACGCGACGGACATCCCCATCGGGCCGGACATCACGGTCCCGGCGAAGGAAGGCAAGGCCCATTACCTCTGGGTCCGCCACTGCGACGTGGACGACGCGGAGGCGAAGGTCTTGGTGAAGTGGCCGACCTCCGCCCACGTCGAGCGCGTCTGCGAGTACGGCAGCTTTAGCAGTCTGGGGATCTGAATGGCTGACTACGTTGTAACAGGCGAAATCACACCCGACGCCACCGGCGAGTACGTCGAGGATGGCACCTACGGAGGCGGGCCGTGTTATCGCCGGGCAGATAGCGCGTACTGGATTTGGAAGTGGCTAGGTGCATTGTGGGTTCTGTCGTCTGGCAAGGGTGTATTCGGTACTTGGTGGCAGAGGGCCTTTGCATCTGGACTAATCGGTGATTACGAACCGTGGGGAGGCGCGATCGGGACGGCCACCGTCGCGGAGCCGCCGCCGGAGCTGACCCTCGGCCCGTACCGGACGGAGGCCGGCGACGTGTGGCACACCGGGATCGTGGCCGGTGACACGTTCACCACGGGCTCGCGGGCCGGCGACGTGTGCCACACCGGCATCGTGGCCGGCAAAGTGAGGTAGCGCGATGGCGGATGCAATTGACGTTCACGGCGGCGTCCACAAGAACGGCTCGGCTACCCTGTTGGCCCGCGTGGTCGGCGCGGACGCCCAGCCCATCCAGCAGGCCGACATCGCCTCGGCGGAGTACACGATCTATCTCCTCGACGAAACCGACCCCGACGCCGGAACCGCGGTCACGGGGCATACGGCCGTCGAGGTGACGGTGGCCGACCTGATCTTCGACACGCTCCAGAAAGACGCACTCTGGGACGTGGACCCGATCGGCTACAACTTCCGGCACGTCCTCGACGTGGAGACGGCCCAAGCCTTCGCTGTTGCCGGAGCCAGCTACCGCATCGTGTTTGGACTGACGCCGGCGGTCGGCCAGGTGATCCTGGTCCGATTCCGCGTCCACGCGATCTAAGGAGTTCTCGGACCCATGCCGGGCGACGAATTCAGTACGGTCCGAAGCGGCCAGCCGCTGGAGATCCCGGCGGGGACCTGGAACGCGATCCTGGCGGCGGCCCGGGCGGAGCAGGACCGCCAGGCCGGTATCGGCCGCGACCCGCAACCGGCCGCCCCGCAGCGCACGATTATCCCCCTGAAAAACATGACCGGGGCTGACCGCAATCGCTTCGATGTGGCGCAGACCAATGCGCCGATCTTCGACGTGACCGAGGACGCCGGCAAGGAGCGCCCGACGGCGATCGGGACGATCCCGGACGGGGCCACGCCGGGCAAGATCGCTGTTCTCCTTGAGCCGGCCAAGTCCGGGGCGGTCATCCGCTCCTGTGTCTCCGGCGTGACGGTGGCCCGGGTCTATTTCCACGAGAAATGGCACCGCTGGGCGGACCTGAAGGGCGACGAGTGCGAGCACCTTGAGAGCCGGGCCGATCCGGGCGGGGCCTACATCCTCTCGCCGCCGGAAGAAACCGGCGCGCAGATGTGCCTCGTGCGCCTGAGCAACCCGCCACCGGTCCATTTCCCCGGCAAGATCACCAGCGCGGAGTGGATCGAGGGCGGGCGGTACAAGTACGGCTTCACCGAGCAAGAGAAGACCGGCGCGCTGCACGCCGGCTGGACGGACAAGGCCGGGGGCCGCTCGGGCTACTGTTACAACATCGTCGAGACGGTGAACGCGGGCGATTGTTGCCCGGCCAGGGTCGGGGAAACGGTCTGGCTTGATGAGGTGTCTTTCAGCAGCGGGGGCGAGAAGCAAACTGAGTTTTGGTTCCAATACGAGGAATATGGGCCAGAGGGCGGGACCACGACAACCGGTGAAGGCGGGACGACGACCACCACGACGGCGGCTCCCCAAGAGATTGCCGTTGCCGTGTGCGGTATGTTCAACCTGTGCGGAGAGCACATCTCATTTCCGCAGAAAAACCTGATTTTCCCGGCGTCACTCGGAATCACGATTCAGGACCTCGCCCCAACCATCGTTTCACTCAGCCAGTGTGAAGGCACGACCACGACGACGGGTGAGCCGACGACCACGACGACGGGTGAGCCGACGACCACGACGACGGGTGAGCCGACGACCACGACGACGGGTGAGCCGACGACCACGACGACGGGTGAGCCGACGACGACTACCACAGCGGAGCCTTGCCAGTGGTGTTGGGACGTTAGCGGCGACATCACCCCGGACGCCCGGGGCTGGTACCTGCTCGGCGCGGGCCTCAAGAACGGGAAGTGCTGGTGGGATGGGCCCGGTAACTGGATCATCTGGTGGAACAGCGGCCCGGCCTGGTGGGAAATCATCAACCTGGGTAACGCCAACCAGTATTGGTACAAGCCCCTCTTCCTCAGCACACCGGCGGGGAATTACGCGCCGAACTTCCCGCACACCAGCGGCACGGCCCTCGTGGGCGAGTGTATCGCAACCACGACGACCACCACGGCAGAACCGACCACGACGACCACCACGGCAGAACCGACCACGACGACCACCACGGCAGAACCGACCACGACGACCACCACGG